ACGGAAAGTTGTTTGCTCATGGATTCTTATACATCGGTTGAGGTTAAGTCACGGATGGCTTATACTACGCCATGTCAAAACATAAGGCAAGCCAAAAGATGACTGAAATTGTGACAATTGCGTCAAGCGCCGTGAATGCCAAGTTGCATCAGCCTTCCCGACAGGTGAAGTTGGAGGTTCAGCGCATTCTTTCTTACCGCGTGGAAGGCGCCGAACATTCAATGGCCTTCAAGCAGGGAAACTGGGATGGTCGCTCATCATTTCTTGACTTCAGAAGCGGTCAGTTCCCTGCCGGCTTCGTGCATTTTGTTGCGGCAAATCTGCGTCGCAAGGGTTATGAGGTCAGGCATGTTCGCAAGCCCTTGCCAACCACGCTTGGCCCTGAGAACCCTAAGATTGACACCTTTCCAGATGACCCTCGCTATGATTATCAGTATGACGTGGTGCGACGCTTGGTGAAGCATGGTCAGATTATCGCACAAGTGGCAACAGGCGGTGGCAAATCGCGCTGTGCTCGTTTGGCATATTCTCGCATCAACCGCTCTACCCTGTTTCTGACCACGCGCTCGCTTCTGATGTATCAAATGAAGGAGACGTTTGAGAAAGACCTTGGTATACCTTGTTCGGTACTGGGTGATGGACAGTTTGGTCACATCAACGCCGAAGGTCATCAGTTCATCAAGAAAATGAGTGTTGGCATGGTGCAGACCCTCATAAGCCGACTACAGGAACCATGCCCTGACGACGACATTGAGACTCAGAACAAGCAGATACGCATTCGCAATCAGACTATCGCATTGCTCAGCAAGTTTGAGTTCGTTATTCTAGAAGAAGCACATGAGGCGAGCGGTAACAGTTACTTCGAGATTCTACGCCATTGCAAGAACGCGCATTACCGTTTGGCTATGACCGCAACGCCGTTCATGAAGGAAGACGAAGAATCTAACATGCGTCTGATGGCATCATCTGGCCCGATTGCGATAAAGGTCACGGAGAAAATGCTAATTGACCGAGGTATTCTGGCGACGCCAAAGTTCAAGATCATCGACCTGAAAAAGAAGCCAGAAAAGCTGATGCGCGGTACGAGTTGGCAGGCCGCCTACCGCATCGGCATCGTCAACAACGAAGAGCGCAACCAGGCTATCGTCAAAGAAGTAGCGCGGGCCGTCGTGTATGGCTTGTCCTCGATGGTGTTGATTCAGCAAACCAAGCATGGTGACATTCTTCACCGCATGTTTGAAACAAAGGGACTGCGCGTTGCGTTCATCAAGGGCGAAAACGATCAAGTCGAACGCAAGAAAGCGCTCAATGACCTCGCCACGGGCAAGATTGACGTACTGATCGGTACGACCATTCTGGATGTCGGTGTTGACGTGCCTGCGGTAGGCTTGATTGTGTTGGCCGGCGGTGGCAAGGCAGAGGTTGCGTTGCGTCAGCGCATCGGTCGCGGATTGCGAGCCAAAAAGACTGGCCCGAACATTGCTCTGATCGTTGACTTCAACGATCCGTTCAACAACTATACCAAACAGCACGCCGCACAGCGTCTCTCAATCATCAAAGATACAGAGGGTTTCGGCGAGAACATTGTCGATGTCGATTTTGACTACCGCGCATACGGATTTCAACAAAGGAAAGCGACATGAAGGCGCTAGACATAATGAGTGCTTCAAAATTCGACACGCCGCCTATTTAATGGCACAATCAGTCACCGCTGAATGAGAATAAATTCATGAACCAAGCCCTTTTGCTCAATATCGCTATCGTTGCCGCGATCATCGTGTGTCTGGTAGTGCTTCAAAACCCACTCGCCTTGTTTGGACTTCTACTGCTCAAGGAAATGTCATATGGTCTATCTGCATCGTCACAAGAAGATTCAGAGAGTGTCGAAACAGACGAGGGAAGTTCAATCGGCTTCGTCTAAAGTGACACTGTTTTAATAAAGCGCCTCACTTGGGGCGTTTTTATGTGTGAGAAGTTAGCATACTAAGTGAATTGTACGTATAATCGAATAATCGAAACGCTACACAACTTGGAGAATTAAACATGAGAGATGGTCAGGATCAGTCGAAAGGCTTTTACGAACAAAAGGGCATGGTGCGTCGAACCGTGATCATGTCAAAAGAGCACATGGACAAACTTCGAGCACTCGCCAAGAAATTCGTTCTGACTCAAGGCGAGGTTATCGAGGTTCTGTTGGACAATGTTGAAAGCGTCAACGGCGGCAAATTCATGGCAAAGCGCGTCATAAAAGGCGACAGTAAAGTGCTCGTCAAAAAGCTCAAGAATTTGTCACCGGAAAAGCTCGCTCAAATTGAGGCACTAATCGGCGAGTGACATAGTTTGCAACGTCAATCACACCCCGCTTATGGCGGGGTTTATTTTGAGGAGAGAAACATGAAGAAAACCATCGCAATCGTCATTTTTGCCGCCCTAAACTTTACCGCTCATGCCGGCGATTACAGTCAGGATGCCGCACTCATGGAATATTGTCAGACTGTTTCCATGCTGCCAGGCGAGGTATATTTAGGACGCATGAATGGCGATACAAAGCAGCATTATTATGATCTGTATTCCAGCATGATTCAGAATGGCGTCAGGAATGCCGACGTGTGGCGCTTTGCCATCGACTACACTTATGACAAGGCCACCGACCTCAAGAACGCCAAAGTGATGACTTGGGCTTATTGCATGGACAATGCCGAATAATGTATTTGAAGTGCTGAGTCCAAGAAAGGCCGCCGACAAGGCGGCTTTTTGTTGAGCGAAGCTCGGGCGCGACAGGTACAAAGTATAAGGACGCAGGTCAAGTTCCCCTCTCCCAATTTGGACGTGTTCAATTTTGTCGATTTTTATGCACGTTACTGGAAGTATAAGGATGATATTTTGGGTCTGGCCCCTGGTGGTATAAGGATGGTATTTTGATCCCGGAACGAGGAAGTATAAGGATAATATTTTGAATCTGGGGGGCCTGGTGGTATAAGGATGGTATTTTGATCCCGGAACGAGGAAGGCAGGGCCACCAGCCCTTTCTGCATTTTCTAAGACTTCGCTACGCTACAAAATCGGTCGAGCGAAGAATAAATATCGCTCGACCATTTAAGACCGCTAAAAATCTGTGTTCTCGATATCTAGCATTCTTTGCATAGCTTCAGAGTATAACGGGAAATTCGAAAATTCTACTATCTCAAGTAAGCACGAATTTTTATTATTAGATGCAATCGCTAACAGTGTAAAGCGGTTTTCTGTTCTGATAATAAAATATTCGTTAGTGTAATATTCGTTAATTGATTCAGCATCAAACAAAACTACATGATGATTGTCAAATAACAGTTTGCTATCGTAAACGATAGCATCGCACAATTCGTTACGATTAATGAAGTATTCGTCGTTAGCGACCGACCTTTGCAGGTCATTAAGAAAACTTGATTTTATGTACATCATGATTTCACCCTTTCGGTTAATCAGTTAGTCGGTAGCGTTATAACTACCGACTAACTAAGTTAATTAGCAAATAATTCTTGCATTGCTTTGCTGATATTGCTATCAGCAAAGCTAATAGAGTCGCCCTTCTTCCCTTTGCTAACATCGCATATAGCAAGCGCTTGCAGCATCATGCGAGTACTACTAGCTTGAGTCGATGCAGTCGAAGGTGCGCAATTGTGATAGACTCTTACAACTTGCGCTTGTTGTAATTCGTCTAGCTCAATTTTGCTACAAATTGTTCTTTGAGTGTTCAAATTGTCGAGCTTCTGAAGCTCGACAAGATTTTTAACGATGCTGAATGTATATCGGTCAAGATTAGCGCTCGATTTAAGCGCTAATGCGTAAATTGCTTTACGTACCTTTTGCAGCGCGTATACAGCGATAAAAGCGCTATCTGCTTTATCGCTGATCGCAATGCGCTTTGATAGCGCTTCGACGTCGTATTCGAGACCTTGCAAAGCAGAAAGCACTGCTATAGCGCTTTTACTTTCGAATTGCGATAATTCAACAATCAACGTTTTTTTCATGTTTTCGTTGTTAGCGCTTTCAATGCGCGCTTTAAGCGCATTGATAACTTTAGCTTGCAATGTTTCACCTTTAAACCTTTTCATGATCTGACCTCTTATTAAGTTAGTTAATTGAACATGCAGTAACGTTACTGCATGTCTTACATTGTACAGAATACAAAAACAATGTAAAGCATAAAAATGCAAAATTTTTGCATTGTTTGAAAATTAAATAACTTGTACTGTTCGCTAAAGTGTGCTATTCGCGCATGTTCGCGCATTCGTGATTGTGTTCGCGCATGTTCGAACCGCGACGGGTCAGTTATGACGCTGTACTTTGCAACCGCTTGACTTAGGAAATTGGGTTTTGATTTTTGAAATTAGGAATTCCTAGGCGACCCAAGGACTCCCAAGGCAAAGTCAAAAATCTTTCGGAAATAAGTTCGCCTGAGTGGCGGCAGGATGAACAATTCAAAAATAGATTCGCCTAGGCGATGGAAATGAACAATTCCAAAATAGATTCGCCTAGGTGGCGGCAGAATGAACACGTAGGGCGAGACTGATTCCCGCCCTATTGTTTATGCGCTACGCTCAATCGTAGGCCCATGCATCGTCATGACGAAAACTGCGATGCGCCTTGCAGGTATATTCCGACATCAACAATTCGATTTCAGCGTCTTCTTGCAATTCCAGCCAAGCAGTAATGTCTTCCTGCTCACGACGTTGTTTTGTCGTGAGTCCGTTTCCAAAATTGTATTCGTCTTGTGCTACGGGAATGTTGGATTCAACAACTACGCGATTAAAACTATTCATGATACTCTCCTGTGGTTTGATGCTGCACATGCAGCGATTTAAGTTTGACGGTCAGATAGAGGACCGTCACTCTTGATTCAGGCTATTTCAGCACGAAGCGCATACCGACCATATCGTGAGGATCTTCGAACTCGATAGATTGAGGCGCGATGTATGGTATTAGCAGCGCAGGAATATCAATCGTGAAATCAGTATCAAGTTGGCTGTCACGGGCGGTTGC